TGGTTTACATCGAGGAGATTGAATAATGAAAGTAGATTATCTGGACCACATGGGATCAGATCTCACCGTGGTAAATGCAGCTAGAGTTTCCTTTAACAAAGAAAGCAACTGGGACGCAGCTTCTCTCAGGCTTTCAGAAAAGGATGTCAAACTTATTAACTACCTGGCTCGCAACGGTCACTGGACTCCTTTCGCCCAACCTCAGATTGCCTTGCGCTTGACTGTGCCTTTATTCGTAGCCCGGCAAGATTTCAAACACCAAATTGGGTTTACCAGGAATGAGGTAAGCCGTCGCTATGTAGATGACGCCCCGGAATTCTTTGTTCCCGATGTGTGGCGCAGTAGACCAGATGCCAGCATTAAACAGGGCAGTGGTGGTCCTATACAACATAGTATGGTGGCTAAAGACTTCTACCAGAATGTCTGTGATCGCGCTTTGGCAGATTATCAATATCTGCTAACTATGGGGGTGGCTCCTGAGCAAGCTCGCATGGTGCTTCCGCAATCCATGTACACCAGCTACTACGTTACTGCTTCGCTTGCTGCTTGGGCACGAGCCTACAAGCAACGAGTTGATCCGCATGCGCAACAAGAAATCAGGGAGTTGTACCAAGAAATTGGAAACATTATCAACCCACTGTTTTCTGTCAGTTGGCCTGTGCTTACTAACACTAAAGACTCCAAATAATAGGGGGGCTTCGGCCCCCTCTGCCCTCCTCTTGAGGTAGATTATAGTGGCCAAGTTTACTATCACCCATTTCAGGTTGGCATTCCAGGTACTCCGTACAGTAACTCCACTGATATTATCCGGAGTACATCTGAGACAATCCCAACTTCAGAAACAGAAAACTGCACTACTACGTCAACGCCACCGCCAACTAGAAGAACCTTCTGAGATGATTTTCGACATCTACGAACAACGAGATTTATTTCGCATAGCAGGTTGTGGGAGACAAGCCACACTGAAACGCTGGCTTAACGTAAATCAAATACCCTATTTGCACAACTCAAAGAACGAAATCATTGCGCATAAAAAAGCAGTGGCTACTGGTTTAGGGGTACAGCCTGCAGAACTGCTATCCAAGGAAGTTAAACCGGAGATGTATCTGGGAGATTTAAGTGACATCTAAGAGTCTTGAGAAAAGTTACACAGTTATACGACCCGCTATTGAGAAGTTACGAGAAGCTGCCAATGAAGAGGCTTATGCTTCTGGCCGGGAAGCACGTCTAGAAGGGCGTATGGATACCATCTGCCCCTATTCGCAGTCTGAGCTGCGCTTGAGACATTTTTGGCTTGCTGGCTGGCATGACCAGGATATGGAGAGCCAGATTTCTCTGGTTAGATTTCCGACTCTATTAGACAGCCTTTGAGGGGCAATCCTTGCCCTCTGCCCTTCTGTACA